TGGGCGATCCGTGCCTGCTCCACCTTGGCCAGGGCGAGTTGCACCTGATCCTCGCGATGCAGCGTCTCCTTCACGCGCCGGCGTGTCTCGAGAGGCAACTGGGTCAGATCGGCGGTGAGAGTCATGGCGAGAGAGAAACCGTGTTGGTAAGTGGCGCCGGGGCTGAGCATCCCCGGCGCCACCGCATCCCTTACTCAACTGAGCGGACCAGCCACTCGGTTAAGGTCGTTGAGATCCGTGATGTGCAGGTAGATGTGCACCTCACCGGAGGTCGTCTCGGCAAGCGTGGGCGATCCACCGCCGGCGACCGTGAACAGAGCGTCGACCGTGTCCGCCACGGTGTACGAGAACGGCTGGGTACTGGCCGCAGAGGCCTTGGACAGCACCTCGGTGCCGTCGACGGCGAGTTCCGTCTGCGTGAGCAACCGGTCCGTGTCGTTGCCATCGCCCACCTCGACGAGCAGCGAGTTGATACTCGCATCGCTGAAATCGAATGCAGTGATGAGTTGCATGGCGGTAAAACGCACCGTCGTATCGACCGGGAACGTCCCGGAGGTCGGAAACAGGGTGATCGTGCCCGTGGTACCCGACCCGAGGGCCGCGATGTCCGTGTAGGTCAGGATGACCTTGTGCGTGGCCATCAACCGAATGCGGTCGCTGGGCGCGAGAGGAATGAGTTTCATGGTCGTTGATTCCTGGAGCTGAAGGTTTGTGGTCGATCCCGATGTTTACGAGGTCGGGGCGTACTTTCCTTCGCCCTTGGGGTTGAGGCACACGAGCATGGCGAGCGATTCGCAGAAGGCTTCGTACGCGCCGCCTTGGTACTCCTTCTTCATCCACGTCGGCTTGCCGCTGGCGGTCTTGCCACCGGTGCCGGGGCCCCAGCGGAGTTCCCACATTGCCTGGTGCAGGAAATACGTGCAGTACGCCCGCGCCGTGGCCGTGCCGGTGAGGAAGATGTTGTACCAGCTGATGCCCGGGATATCCACGGGCCCGAAGTCCGAGTTGTAGCGCTCGAACACGCGGTCGATGGCCTTGCCGTTCTTGTTGTACACCACGCCGCTGGCGCCCGTGGGCGATCCACCGACGAGCGTCGAACTCGGGGTGAAGAGCGGGATGTTGTTGAACGCGCGCTTGGCCTTCTGGCCGGGGAATGCGGTGATCGGCGCATTCGTCTTGGTCACGCTGCCCATGCTCTCGAGGATGTCGAGGATGGTCGATTCGGTGAGCGAGCTGCTCGCCGTGGTCGAGATGCTGGCGCTGGGCGTCAGGAAGGCGGTCGGCACCGGGTACAGCGACTGGGCCGAGCTGGAGATCCACGAACCCACGCCGCGGGTCTTGTAGCCCTGGGCGCCGTTGTCCTCCTGGCCGTCCGTGTCGCCGAGGAACGCCACCTCGATGTCGCGCGCCAATTCCTTGGTGCGCTTCACGATGTCGTGCGCCAACTCGTCGCTCACGCCGGCGATGTCGCTCACGTCCTGGTGCAGGCGCTTCACCGAAGAGGTCTTGGTGAAGTATTGGACCAGTGCCCGGAGGCGGCCACGGCCGTCGCCCGCGCTCTGGAATCCCACGACGGGCTTGCCGTCGATGTGGGCGTTCGCCACAGGGTCGTCGTACTGCTCAGCCTGGTAGCTGTAGAGCACGTTCACGGGCTTGTCGCCCGTCGGGAGCCAGTCGAGGAAGGGCGTGTCCGCCATCTCGACATTGGTCACCATGTTTCCCCAGTCCTCCTGGTTTCCGATGATGGAACCGTAGTCAATCATGTTGTCGTTGGTTACTGCTTAGCGAATCACCGTTCACTGTCCCAATGCGCGCCTCACTGCCGCCAAGGCATACGCATTCATGCCCGCTCCACCCTTCTGCTCACGCATCGACCGCCGCGCCTCATCGACCGGATCCGGCTGGGCATTGCCCGGGGCCGACCTCGGTGCACCCGGCGCCCGCGGTGGCCGTGTGACCGGCTTGGGCTGCGCCGTGGCCGCCTCCGGCTTTGCGGCACCCGCGTCGCCATTGGTCGCGCCCTGTCGCTTCTGAACCTCGCGCCAGCCGACCAGATAGATGGCCACTTGCTGGGCCCAGTTCGGATCCTGCCGGATGTACGGGGCCCGCTGCAGGATCTCGAGGGCCTGCTTGCGCTCCTCGGAATTCTCCTGGGCCAACTCGGGCACCAACTTCACGGCCTCCCGGAGCGCCGTCTCCTCACGTTGCACGTACTCGAGGCGTTTCGGTCCGGCATTCACCGTGGCCCGGGCCTGCTTCCGCGCTTCGCGGAGGTAGTCCCGCATCTTCGAGGCCGACCAATCCTCCTCCGACTTGCCGAGGTTCACGCCGTAGTCGCGGAGCTTGCGCTCCACATCCGCGGGATCATCCAGCAACCGGGTGAGCAGGTCGTCCACGAGGTCCACATTGGCTTGGGCATCCTCGACCGCCCTCTGGATCTCCGTGCGATCCGTCAGGTTTGCCAGTGGCTCCGCCGCGGTGTTGCCGGCGGCCGTGCTGGCCGTCTTGGTCGCCTTGCCTTGGGCGCTGGGGGCGTCGGTGGTCGGATCCGCGTCGTCCTGTGCCAACAGCGATTCCAACTCCTTCACCCGTTCGCGCAGCTGATTGCGCTGGGCCTTGACTTTCTTGAGTCGTTCCACGGCGGGCTTGGGCCAGCGCTGGTGCTGCTGGTCCGTGCCATCGGGGTCCGATTCCGTATCGTCCGCGTCGCCTTCGGGGGCGTCGGTGGGCGATGCATGAGCAGATTTTGAAAGAGCGTCTGGGGCCTCCGGATCGGCTTCCGCGGGTGATTCTTGCGCGGCCTCCGCGTTCGGTGGCTCTTGTGTGGTCGGTTGGGTGCTCTCTCCGCGCAGACTTGCGGCTGCGGCTTTGAGAAACTCCGCCGAGGTACGCGGCTGGGTTCTGGTGGGAACTCCTGCCGGAGGTGCTGCCTGGGTTGGTGTCGCGGTGGCTGCACTCTCCGCGGCCGGCGTCGCGCCGGCGGTCTGGTCTGGCATGCGTTTGAGCCCGCAAGTGGGCGATTACGGCGAATGCATCGGTTCCAGTTTGGGCTCCGGCCACACGGCCGGAGCCCTGGAATCTGCACGCCAGGCCGCCGTCGACCCGCGCGCTATATGCGGGTCCCTTGAACCACGGCGTCACCATTGCGGCAACGCACCCCTGTTCCAAATCCACCCAAATGCACCCGTTATGTACCCAAACGGACGAACTGAAGGGGCGAGGGAGGAGGGGAGAGGGATTAGGGGATCAGCACCCAGTGTTTGTGGCCGGTGCCTTTGCACGCTTGGCATTCAAACCGCCCAAGCAGGCTTGGAAAGCTCCCAATACCATCGCACGCCTGGCAGTGCTCCGCCTCAATCAATTGCCCGCAGCGCTTGCACACGAACTCAAAGGCCGCGATCCGTTCCGTGGGCTCGTGCTCGTGAAGGGTGTGCGTGTCGGCGCTCATCCCTCGCCCCTCGCCCCTCGCCCCTCGTCCCTCGTCCCGTGCGCTTCGGCAACCAGGTCGTTCAACTGCTCGCGCAGGTCGAGCAACATGCCCAGGCGGCCGCGGCCGCGGTGCGCTTCGGCGTCGGAAATGCCAGGGGCGCACACATTCTCCGTCTCGATCTCGATGTTGCTCTGGATCAGTTCTTGAAGGCCGGCCCACAACGGGTCCTTGGGATCCGTAATGGTTTGCAGGCGCAGGACGAGAGGTTGCAGTCGGGGAGATACCATGGTCGGGGTCGGTTCAGGATTGGGCCACGGGCTTCACACCGATGGCGCCGTTCATCTTGTTGGCTTCCTGCGTGATGCTGAATTGCAGGTTCTTCATGTAGTTCTGCATCAACTCCGCGAACCGTCCGCCCGCTTGCAGCGCCTGCTGGTAGTTCGGGTTCTGCTGCACGATCTGCGTGGCGTACTGCAACTTGGTCTGGGCGGTCGGATCGTCCTTCACATAACGCGCCTCGTTGCCGAGGAACATCTGGGCGATGTCGTTGCGCACGGCGTCGTAGATCTGCTGGCTGGCGGCACCCGTGGGCTGGATCAACTCCCGGGCCCACGTCGGATTGATCGCGCGCACCTGCAGCTCCACCCACTTCGGGCGATTGATCACGCCCGACACGTCGCTGGGCAGCACCGCCTTGTTCATCGCCTCGATGCGCTTGGCCACCAGTTCGCTGTCCAGTTCGCGCACGTCGAAGCCCAGTTCCACCGCCAGCAAACCCGGCTTGTCGCGCCGGGTCTCGAGCCAACCCAGCGGGGCCCCCGTGATGTCGGCGAATTCGGCGTCCGGCATGTACTTCTGCGCCAGCGACACGAGCTGCTGGAGCGCCTTGGACCAGGTGAGCAGGAAGCGCTGCACGGCATTGCCCTGCATCATCTGCGACCGGGCGGGCGGCACGTCCGGGCTGAGCAGACCGAACTGGTTGTCGATCTCGCGGTCGAAACGGTCGATCGTCGAGAACGCCTCGTTCATGCCCGTGCCCGACGGCATGTCCATGAAGGCCGGTTCCTTGCCCGGCTGCACCTTGTTCTGCACTGCCGGACCGAATCGATACGCACCCCCGGCGGGCGATGGGTACACGTTCACCGGCGGCAACACCGTGATGCTCGTGCGATCAATCACCGCATCCAGCAAGGCCTTCTTCTCGTTCTGCCGCGTGGCAATGATCTCGGGCACACCCCGGCTCGCCGTGAACTGCCGCGTCACGAATTCCCGAGTACCGCCCACATAGGGGTATTCCCCGTGGGGATAGTCGACCAACTCATGCTTGGCGTAGAGCGGTTTCCCGTTCCCATCCTTCGTCACCATCGGATGCAACGTGGTGAGGTAAATGCCGGGCACGCCGTCCTTGTCGATGGCCCGATGCGTGAAGTGCAGCACTTCGATCAAGTCGTGCGCCGTCGGAATCCCGTCCGTGGTCGTGGGCGTCGTGTTGGTGGGCGTGACCGCGGCATTGCGGATGGCATTGCCCATGGTGCCGGTGGTCAGGGACCAGAACGGCGAACTTTTGCCCTTCTGCTTCACCGCCTCCTTCACCCAGGCCTCGTCGTACTCCTGCGTGCGCACGCGGGCCTCGAGTTCCGCCTGGCTGAGCCATTCGCGCTGCACCAGCACGCGGGCCGATTGCAGGTCCGTGGTGTCCGCCGGCACGAAGATCTCGTCCCACGGCTTCAAGGCGCTCACCGAGGGGCCATTGCGCGCCACGTAGGGCACCACGATGTCCGCCTCGGCCTCCGGCGAGCGCAACTCCACCAAGGCCCGGCGCAGGGTGGACTCGCGCAGCTTCGGGATGTCGATGTCGAACGTGGTGCCCAACTGCTGGCGGGCGTACACGTCGTAAACCATCTGGAGCGCCTCGATCGCCTGCGTCTCGAGCGTCGGGTCGAGGATCATCTGGCCGAGGTTGGCGAGATCCTCGTTGCCCGTCTGCTGGGCCAACTGCTGGCCGAGCACCACCAACTCCTGCAGCTTCACGCACCGGCGCTTGAGGCCCAGTTCCTGCACCCAATTCGGGTGCAGCACGTACCAGCCGTAGTGGTTGCAATACTGGGCGGCCAGCTCCACCTCGCGGATCAGGGGCTCGTACAGGCGCGTGGTCACGAAGTGATCCGCCAGCGACACGGCGTAGGCGCCCACGTCATCGTCCGAGGCCTTGGGCTTCACGATGGCGCGCCAGAAGCTCGAGGTGAGCATGGAGACCAGCTCCGTGATCACCCGGTCGACCGTCATGGGGCGTGTGTCCGAGGCGCCCTCCCACGGGAAGGCGGTCTTGTCGCCCTTGTCGTGCTTGCGGCCGTCGGCGGATTGGCCCGGCCAACGGCAGAAGCGGATGTCATCGACCACCGATGGGGCGAGGAGGTTCTGGGGGCTGCATTTCTTCCACTCGGCGAGCAGCGCGTCGATGGGCGGCTGATCCGGGGAAGCGTGGGCAATGGGGTCCGGCTGGTGCGTCGATGTGCTGTCCATACGTCTGACTGGCTGGCGGTCGGCGCGATGGACGGCGGCTGGGCGTGCAGATTCCGTGGATCTGCTACCTCAGTCCTGCCGTCCGCGCAACAGTTTCTCGAGTTCGATGCGGCGGTACTTGGGGCGATGGAGTCCGGGGAGCCGGCACTGGATCTGCGGATTGGCGTTCACGAACTTCCGCCAGGTCCGCTTGTCCCGGATCCCGGTCATGGCTTGCGCGACTTTGGCTGCGATGAGTTCAGGCATGGGAGGGGGCTTTGGATTTTGATAAGACGGACAAGAATTCGAGCCCTATGTAGTCGACGAACCGTTTTGATTTCCTTCGTTTCCGTTTCAACTCGATAGGCTCGCGCGACCAATAGATGGCCGACCGTTTACGGGACAATCGCTCCAACTCATTCCAATTGCGCTTGGAGAGCTTCTCCGGGTTCAGCGCTTCCACACAGGCGAGCAGGCCGAATCGCGAGCCGTCGCTGGTGGTCCATCGGGGAGTGCGTCGGGTCCTCATGAGGCTTTGGTCGCTTCCTTCAATTTCACAAACGCCTTGCAGCGGTCCTGTGCCGAGGCCGTGATGACGGATTCTATGTCGGGATCGAATCCGTCGTGGAACATCTCGCACAGGACAGCGGCGTACTTCTCCAAGGTGGGCCGGTCCATGGCCGCCTCAAACTCAGCGCAGGCGTTGAGGTCAGCATGGAACTTAGGCGGTGAATCCATGATGGTGCCGCTGGGGTGCTTCCATTTGAGCCACCCATTGCGCGCCACCTTCTTCCAACCGCAGAGCAGGGCCACTTGGGCGTCCAATTCAAGGTTGGATTTCATATCAGGAAACGCAGTCGTCCGCTTCTCCGGGGCCTTCGCCGTCCATCCAGAAGGTGGACGCCGTGTTGACCTTGGCGAAAGCGATCACCTTGCATACCTCGAACATCTGTCCGGGGCATTTCTCGGCAAGTCGCTCAGCTTCGGCGACGGCCTTCGCTTTGTCCTCGTGGCGGTAACTCGGCGCTGCGTCACGGGTTCGGTTGAATACGTAGTAGTAGGCTTTCATGGTCTTGGTCTTCTATCTGTGTCCATCCGTGTTCATCTGTGGTTTCCTTACTTTATCAGTCCCTTCTTCACGGTCTCATTCCACTTCCGGTTTCGCTTCTCGAGAATGCCCACGAGTTCACGCAGGAATTCCTCGGTGAAGAATCCCGTGACCGTGTAGGGCCAGAACACCCAGTATCCGTCGACCTCGCGGTAGATCTCGCCGATGGGACATTGGTTTCCGTTTATGACGTAGTGTCGGTTCTTCGTGAGTCGGACAAGTTTCATAGCTCAATAACTCCCACCCCCCACGCTCCCGAATGCTCCTGGGGCGTAGTATTCACACGGCCGCTTGGCCGCCATGCGCACGCAGTCGATGGGATCCTTCGTGGCACCGTCCTCGCCGTCCGCACCTGTCCAGGTGAGGAATGCGTAGATCAAATTCCGGCACTCGGCGCTGACCATGAGCCGCGGCGGCGTGGCGTCATCGTGCGCCAGCATGTCGTTGATGAACGATAGCCCCAGCTCATCCTTCACCTGACTGGCCGGGCCCGCCTCGAAATCCATGCCGGGAAGCAACTCCCGTCCGCTGGCATCCGTGGTCGCCTCGCGCAACACCTCCAGCATCGTCTGGCTGCCGTCCTCGCCCGTGTTCCGAATCCCGGCCGGCCGCGGATCCAGCAACCGCTCAAAGATCTCCTCGGCCGCCGCCCGATCCCGCAACATGCGGCCCGACTCCCCATCCAGGCGCCAACCCTCGGCCGCGAGGATCAACCGCTTGTAATCGCTGAACGACTTCCCACCGGCCGCCCGCTGCGCCGGACCGGGCCGTCCATCCGGCTTGTCGCCGGGCACCGCCCACTCGCCGAGATCCGGCCCTGGCCATTCCCGGTAGAACCACCAGCGATTCGCTGGATCCACCATCAACCAGAGCAGGAACCAATTGCGCCGGCCGTGGGGATCCCCGAGCAGATACCGCGTGCCTTCGGCCGGCACCTTCTCGCTGGGCACCACATGCACCGCGGCATCGAAGCGGGGGAACACCCGGAGCGCCCGCTTCGTGGGCCAACCCCAGAGACGCTCCAGGGCAAACTCCGTCACGCCCGAGAGCGCGCTCTTCACGATCGCCTCGAGGCCCGTCAGGTACGGGTTCATGACCGTGGGACACACCACCACGTACCGACCCTCGACCGCCGACCGCAGCACATAGGGCACATACCCCGGCGGACATCCCTCCACATAGATGCGCTGCTGCGGCAACAGCCAATCGCCCCACGTCCACTGCTCCTTGGGCGCCCACGGCGTGGGCCACTGCCACACCACGCGGCGCACCGGGATCTGCTCCAGCACCGTGGAGCCGTCCAGGTAATCCGCCACCGTCTCCGTGTAGCCGTTCACCGGGGTGAAGGTCGACAACACGAACCCATTGGCCTTGTGCGCGCGAAACCGCTGGGTGCGCACCAACTCAGCCGGGGGCGGCTCGTCGTTCACCACCAATCGCGCCTCGCCACCCTCCGCCGAGGTCTTGTCCTGCTCCCACCCCTTGTAAGTGAACAGAAGGCACTTCGAATGGTTCGGAAACACGAACACCCGTTCCGAGAATCCCGTGGCCACCGAGTACGAGATCTTGGTCACGCCCCCGTGCTTCTTCATCTTGCGCAACTGCGGCGGCACGTACTTGTGCATGGGCGGCTGCTGGTAGTTGATCGAGGTCGTCTCGTTCTGGGAGAAGGCGCGCACCTCGACCTTGGGCGTCCGGATCATGGTCTCGACCACGAGCTTCGCGCCGATGTCCGTCTTGCCCGATCCATTGCCCCCAAGCAGCAACACGTCGTTGGCCTTGTGCCGGACGCCCTTGGGATCGACATAGGTCCCCTCCACGAGAGCGCGCACGATGCGCATGGGCGGCGGTTCCCAGCCGTATTGGAGGGGGTCGTGCTGCTCGCGGGCGATCAGTTCCTCGCGCTTGTCGTGCCACTGCATGATCACATCCACGGCGGCCTGGGGCCCGCCCGGATGGCGCGCGATGAATTGCCGGACGGCATCATCGGTGGGCATGGCCTGGGTGGGCCACGGCGACCATTCGAGGCCGGCAACGCGGGGCAGGGCAGGGGATTCGACGGGGGCGAGCATCAGGCCTTTCTACGGTTGGCGGCCCAAGTCTTGAGTTCCTCACGGTACGACTCGGGAGTCACCTGCTCTCCGCGGTCCTCCAACTCATACCAGCCACCCATTCCGCATCCACCCATGACGTTGTTCATGCAGTCTAGCTTGGACTGCACTTCGTCCGCCATGTAGCGAATCAGTTCGATCAGGTCTTCTCGCGTGTTTCCACTCGCGGAGATCTGAATATTGAACCGGCGCCGAGGGGGCGGGTTTGCGTGAGGCGGAGTCGGTTGATTGTCCGGCTCACCGATGGTGGTGCCGATCGTCACCAGACCGGAGCCTGAATCGGGTTCGATCATATCACCTCGGCGTTGGAACGAACGGCAGTTCCGTCCCGCGCATGGGCGGCTGCTCGACGGCCGTCGGGTTCGGGTGGGTGTTGGCGCATCCCACCGCGGCGGAGAGCGTCACGATAAGGCAAATAAGCAAAGTGATTGCACGGCGGGCGTGATAGCCACGGCACCACCTGCAGAGACGAATCTCCAAATCAACGCCTCCTACTATCACGCCAGACTTCATGGTCTTGCAGACTCGCGTCTTCTGACAGTTATCGCAGAACGTCACTGATCGCAGTGAGTCATCCTTCATCCGCTTAGAACCGGACATTGTCCGGGGTAAGGTCCATGGGTGCATAATCGGTCCACTTGCTGACGTTTCGGTTTTGGGGTTCAAACAGGAACCAGACGGGTTCCGGTCCATCGGGCACGGTGCAGAGCACCAGATTCGTCTCATGTCGGCCGGGGCCGGCCACGCCGTTGATCGTGGTGGCGGCGTCGATGAACAGGTCGACGAGGCCGAAGGCGATGCCTTCACGCGCCCCGCGGCGTTGCATGTTGCCGCGGCGGGCCAGCGCCATGGCCGTGATGGCGAAGTCGTCGCAATCGTTGGCCTCGACCGCGTACTCGCGATCCTTGAACGCTTCGAAGCACGCCTCGCTGAAATCGCCCCGGAGCCACTCGAGGCTGGGGCAGAAGTAGGCGTTGTCGGTGTTCTGGATGAACTTGGCATCGACGCCCAGGTCGACCAGACGGGCGCGCAGGTATTGGGATGTGATCTTCACTTCTTTCCTTTCAATCGATCGATGACTTTGGCCAGCGCGCTGAGTTCGATCTGCTCAATGCGTTGGTGGCTGAGGCCGAAGACTTGGGCCACGAGCTTCTGGCTATGGCACGGGGACAACTGGGCGAGCACCTCGCGGGCCTCTTGGAACTTCTTGCGATACACGGAGGCTGCGCCGGGCTTGATGAGCGTGAAGCTCTCCCGAGGACGGTCGGCACAGACTACGCGCTGGTAGGTAGACCTCACTTAGGCGCGCCTTTCTCGCCCGCGTGCCCTCGGCGCTTCAATTCGCGGTCGATGTACCAGGCGGCCTTCTGGAGATCCTCGATGGCGTTCCCATTCTCGTCGGCGCGCCAGATGTACTTCAGGGCATTGCCGAGGTTGAATCCCATGTGCTCCGTGATCTGGATGCACTCCACACCGCTGGGATGCGAGGTGTAGTGCTTCGGTCGGGAGACGGGGTCGTGGGCGTCGGTATGCGCTGGCTCATTGAATCCGCGCATGTCGAAATCCGCAGCGCACAAGTCGCATTTGGCAGTCACCAAATGGCCATGGGAACATCCCACCGATTCCGTTTGAGACCCACCTGCTAGACGCTTGTGCCAATTGCTACGGCAAGGCACGCATTTATAGCCAATCCACGTGGAGTGGCTGCATTTCTTCAATTCGACGGTTGGTTGTATCATCTCGCTTCTACGGGTTTTGGTTTCGGGGATTCTACATCGTCCAGGTCGAGGATGAACTGGAGCGGGTCGGGCTTGTGGGCGAACTGCCACTCGATCAGTTCGGTCGCGGCCCGGAAGTTGGCGGTCTTTCGGTCGGCGGATCCGTGCCGGGCCACGGCATCGGTCCACCACTTCCGGACCTCGGGATTGATGTCGCCCTGGGTGCGGGCGTACTGCACGAGGCGCCGGATCTGGGCGATGTCGCGCTTGTCGCCACCCGAACGCTTGGGGGCGCTCCATGTGGGCGGCGGCGTGCGCAGGTACCGGTCGCCGGCGGCGCAGAGGATGACCTCGCGGTGCTCCTTCACGAACGCCACCAAGTCCGCCGGCGGATCGGCCTGCAGCTTGGGCGTCGGCGGCCGGGTGCCGTGATCCCACAACACCCGGTCGCTCGCAGCCAAAATGGTCCAGGGCTCGGCCATGGTCAGAAGGGACCCCTCTCCACTGCCGCCGTTGCCCAGAACACGGCCTCTTCGAGCTTGGCCTTGGCCTCCATCTGTTCGCGGCCTTCGACCGTGTGGCGGCAGATTGATTGGGCAAGCCACATGGCCTTCTCGCGAATCTCCAGAACTTCCAACCGCTTCTCGTCACGCGGACCGAAGCGCCAGAGCAGGTCCTTCTGTTGGAGGGGGCCGATGCTCATGCGTACATCGCCTCCTGCAAATCCATGACGCGCCGCTTGAATCGGTGCGGCAAATGACTCTTGTCCAGAAACTCGTACCGATGGGCAGTGACGCTCGGCCACTGACCATTGTTGCCATAGGCATCACGGTAGAATTTGACCCAGTTCCAGCGCGCCTTTGCCGCGCTTGGTGCCCAAGTCACCATGTCCGCGTACCCGTCGCACGAGCAGATCCAAGCGACCGATTTTTGTGGCAATTCGCCCGATTCAAAGTGGTTACTCATATCGCCACCCCACTCATTTCGGATTGCTGCGCCTTCTTGCCATAGTCCGGCCGGAAGGCGTCCACGAAGGCCGTGGCTCGTTTCTGGAACACCAGGTCGCACTCGCCCGTCTCGCCCTGTCGGTTCTTGGCCACGTCCAGCCGCACGAAATCCAACTCGCTGCGCCACTCCTCGGGGTATGTCACCGACGCCCCGCCGTAGCCCGTGGCCGTGATCTTGGCGCTGCTGAACCACTCGGAATTCTCCTTCGGACACCACGGCGAATGATGCTCGATCCAGCGCATGTCGTCGTACTCGGGCTCCTTGCCCATGTCGGGCCGGTATAGGAGGCCGATGACATCTGCGTCCTGCTCGATCTGGCCGCTCTCCCGCAGGTCCGCCATCGTCGGCTTGGCGTTGCGGCTCTTGGCCGATTCGCGATTCAACTGCGCCATGGCCACCACGCTCACGCCGAGGTCCTTGGCCGTGCGCTTCACCCACCGGCTGATCTCCGCCACGTCATTGACCCGCGAATCGCTCGGGTGCACCGCCTCCATAAGCTGCAGGTAGTCGACCACCACGAGCTTGATGCCCGCCTCGCGGATCATGCGGCGCGTGGTCACGAACACGTCGCGGCCGTTGATGGCGCTGCGGCTCTCGATGTAGAGGTTCTTCATCCACGCCTTCGATTCCTCCTGGAACATCACGAGGCGCTTCTTGGCCGTGTCGCTGAGGAACCCATTGCGAATCGTCCGGGTATCCACCCGGGCCGCCGCGCCGAGGAACCGGTGCATGATCGGCACATCCGCCATCTCCACGCTGAAGAACAACACGGGATGCGTGGCCCGCAGCACCTCGATCGCAATGGTCACGCCCAAGGCCGTCTTGCCCACGCTGGGCCGCGCGCCGATGACGACCATCTCGCCCGCCTGCAGCCCGCACGTCATGTTGTCGAGGTAATGCAGGCCGGTCTTGAGCCCCGTGATCTGCTGGCGCCCGCGCATGGCCTTCTCCATCTGCTCGTACACGCTCGCGAGGATCGTGGTCGCCTTCTTGGGGCCGCCCTTCACATGGCCGTCGGTGAGGCGCAGGGCGTCGGTCTGGATGTCGGCCACCAGCGCGTCCATCTCGCCGGGGTATTCCCGCACGCGCGCCACGATGTCGTGGCCCAGGCGGATGAGATTCCGCGCCGTCCACTTCTCGATGAGGATGGCGACGTAGTGGGGCAGGTGGGCGGCACTGGGCACGGCATCCTGCAGGCCGGCGATATAGGGCAATCCGCCGACCGCCTGCAGCTTGCCGGCGTGCTCGATCTCGACCTTGAGGGTGATGAGGTCGATCTGGATCTGCCGATCCCACATGGACGCCACGGCTTCGAAGATGGCCCGGTGGCGAAGGTCATAGAACGCATCGGAGCCGGCCCGGCTGAGTTGCTCGCTGAGCAGGTCCATGGACGCGCCGGGATCGAGCAGGATGCACCCGAGCACGCCCTGCTCGGCCTGCAGGTCATGCGGTGGCAATTCGTCGATGGCACCGGGTGCCCGTCGCGCCGGCGCCTGCTGTGCGCGAGGCTGACGCGGCATCACATCGAGCGGCTGCGCCTCGGGCGGCACGGCCGTGGAATCGGCCAATTCTTCGGGGGAGGGGATGTACTCGTCGGACATGGGTGGGGGATGGGGTTTTGAACTTAGAGGCTATCCAACTCGCGCAGCGTGATTTCCACGTCAATCCACAGCCCACAGCCGTTGTAGTGTTCCGGCGCTTTCTCCATGAACCAGCTATGCACAGATTTGAGAAGTTGCAGCATTTCGGCGTGCTGGCCGAGGAGCACATCGTATTTACGGCGCAGTGCGAGAACGTCGGCATACGATGGAGACCATCCGTATTGCCCGCGCTGCACTTCTTGGCCTTCACTTCCATCCAGTGCGGCGACACCGCATCCGGCTAATTGGACGCGGAGCTGGTCCACCTCACCGGCTTGTTCCGTTGCGGATTCATTCGTAGTCATTTTGTAGCCACTCCTCCCGTGCTGAGTTGTCTGCGAAGCTCTTCCAGCCGCCGGCACTTTTCTCGGTAATCAGGGCGGCGCTCCTTTTTCGTTTGGGCCGTTCCACGCGTGCTGTCGGGGTTGCCCGGGTGCTCGGCCAGTTCTTGCTCGATGGCTCGGATCTGCGCCGGCAGGTTGCGGAACTCGGGGCGGCCGTTTCCGTTCGAAGCCCCCGCCATGCCGCGGGCCCGGGGATCGCACTGGAGCCAGTCGCGGACGAAGCGGCGTTGGAGGTCGTCGCGCCACTGGGGTGGCCACGGTCCGGCCGATGGGGAGTGCCGCCAGGCGAGCCAGTTCAGGGCGTAGCCGTCGGGGATGCCGGCCGGGATCGCCCGGGCCATGTCCCCGGGCCATGCCTTGCACCAGGCGATCACTTCCTCGTCGCCAGGCACCTCGGCACCCACCACCGTCTCGAGCTGCTCACTCCCCGCCGCTTCCCCCAAAGGGGGTAAGGGGGATATTCCATTCTCTTCCCTTCTCTTCTCTTCCATTCCCTTCCGCATCCCGTCAACGGATCCGATAACGGATGCGTTATCGGATGGATGTTCGGATTCCTCGGACGCATCCGATGACGGTTCCGGCTTCGCACGATTTGCCCATCTGGCAATGGCTGCAGCGTGGGCGCTCTTGCGCTTGGCCTGCACAATCCGCTGCTTTTCCCGAGGGTAGAATTCCAGCTCCAGATCGTCGCCTTTTTGCGACCACAGCGGAGAAGCCTCCAAAAGCTCTGTTTTTGCCACTCCAAGTGCCTTTGCGACCTTGATTTCGTTCCACGCAAATACCCCCCGGATTCGACCCCCATTTTCCTGCTCCACGCAGTATCCCATGAGGGTGAGCCAGACGCCTTTCTGGGCGCTCGTGGCGTCGGTCATGGCGTCGTGTCGTAGCACGGTGGTTTGGATGTTGAGGTAGGTCATTGGGGAGTCTCCTGGACGCGGCTCCGGCGGCGGCCCGTGCCGATCATGGACACGTAGGCGAAGGTCACGCCGAAGTCCCTGGCGATGTCCTTGACGCGGTCGTGGGTCATCCAGCGTTGGCGGATCTGGCGCACCTGCTCATCGCTGAGCTTTGTCGGAAACCGGCTGCCAGCGTTGCGCTGCGGGGTCGCCCTGCGCGTTTTCCGGGTCGAGGGTGACTGGATATCCTCCGGGAACCGAACGAGCCCCAGCGCGGCCATGCGTTGAACGAGGGTGGTGCTCATGCGGCCTCCTTGGTCACGGTGGCCTGTTGGGATAGCTGAGCCGTCACGAGGGCCCGGCTCAAACCGCAGGGCACCGCGTTGCCGATCTGCTTCACCTGCTCGGTCTTGGTGCCGGTGAACTTATATCCGCGGGGGAATCCTTGGGCGGCAGCCAGCTCGTGGGGTTGGAGCATTCGGAATCCGATGCTCCGGCCGGTCGTGGTAACGAGGCCGAAGCGATCGGTGCATGTGACCGTAGGCAGAGGCTCCGTCACAGGCCGCGCCACGCCGTTTCCGTAGTATTCGACGACGAGGGCAATCCCGAATGCCCCGCCCTTGGCCGTTGTCACCGTGGGCAGTGGATCAGACGCAGGCAGCGAACGCCCGCCGTGTTCCATCGCTATGACCATTGGCCGACCGCCGTACCGAATCAGGCCCTCGTTGATGCGCCGAATCGTGTTGGATGCCAGAGGACGCTTGCGATCCGCGATGGCAGGCACCGGGATGCTCCAGTCGATCACGGCTGACTCTGTGCTCTTCCAGCGCGGGCGACCGAACAGGTCAGACTGTTGGGTATGAGTCGGGTCCGGCCAGACGATGCGACGCTTCCCACGAACAGCCTGGACGAACAGGCGGGTGCGTGTGGTTGGGTCTCCATAGTCCGCGGCGCAAAGCTCCCGCCAGTCGACCTTGTATCCGATGGACCGAAGCGCCATCACCCACGCTTCGAACGTCATCCCTTTGCGGCTCTGGATTGGTTTCCCGTTCGATCCGAGCGGACCCCATTCCTGGAACTCGGGCACGTTTTCCACCATCACCACATCCGGCCGGAGCGCCTCGGCCCATCGCACCACGCACCACGCCGTTGCCCGGCTCTGGTCGTGCATGGGTTTTCCGCCGCGTGCCCGGGAATGGTGGGTGCACTCAGGCGAGGCCCACAGGATGTCCAGCTCGCCTTCCTGAAACAGTTCCCGGGGATTCAGGCTGTCGAGCGATGCGCAGAAATGCCGCGCATCGGGGTGATTCAGCGTGTGCGTCTCGACGGCCCGGGGCCAGTGATTGACGGCGGTCAGCCTCGGGCTATAGCCGAGCGATCTGGCAGCCTCCAGCGCGCCCGTGGACGTGCCACCGGCACCGCAAAAGAGATCGGCGATGTTGAGGGGATGCAGCATGGTTCACCACTTGCCCCGGATCCGCGGATAGCGGGCGGGCTTGTTGGGGTTCGGATCGAAGTTTTCGGGGCCGAGGTAGCGCCAGCCATGGTCGGCTTGGGGCTCTGCGGAGATGCGCATGCCCGGAAGAAACAACCCACGGCAGTCCGGCCGGATCCGGACCATTCGCCAGCACGAGCGGTTGTTCCGGTCGTCCCAGTTTTCGACGGCGGCAATGCTGTACGCCGAAGGCAGCGACACGCTCGCCACATGCAGCACCACGGCCGTGGGATTGGCCGGCGGAGTTTTCACGCCCAAACGCTCTGCCAACCCCGCCGCGGCCTTTTCCGTCCAGAGATACCGCCCGTGCATGCCACGGATGAAGTCGACGCCACGCTGCCCGCGCGCCTCGCGCACCACACCACGATCCAGCCCGAGCCGAATCGCAAGTTGCTCCTCGTCGTGGACGAACCACGACTGGTCAGGATTGGAAGTGGGGTCACTCATGAGAAATTTCCGGAGTACTTGAGCCATCGACCGTGGTGCCGGCCGCCGCTTGAACGAGACCCCCCCCCGCCCCCTTCGAGGCCCCAGGTTGCCCGGGCCCGGACGCCGGGATCGGGGTCGCCTCCGTATGCAGGCCCGTAGTCAATTCGGACTGAGCGTTGATCTGCAACGGCTTGCGCTCTGTTTCAGGGGATTGCACATCCACTGCCTCGGCCGGGGCCACCACTTGGAGGCCACTTTGGGCCAGCCAGGCCTCGAGGTCGCCGCGGCCGGGGCCCGACCTTTGCTCGATAATCTCCGTCGGCGCACCGGTCAGCAGCTGGTGCTTGTCCGTCGCGATGCCCAGGGCGGTCGCCGCGGCCTTGAGCCATGCAGCGTCCTCCATTTGCCTGCCGTCGCCGTTCAGCGTCTCGCGTGTTTGGTGCGTGGCATCGAGCACGAGGCGTCCGAGCGCAGCCCGGATCCTCGTGTTCAGCGGTTCAAGCTTCCCACCTTTCTCCGCCGCTTCCTCAATCCGGTCGATGGTGTAGTGGTGGACACCGACTCGGCGCCGGATCTCCCGACGGCTCATGCCGGCCTGCAGGCACATCAGCACCGCGGAGGCCTTGGCCATGTCCGCGGTCGAGATCTTGCCCGTCACTTCCGGAGAGCACAGCTGGCGCGCGGCAGCCACCACGCTCAACTCCAGCTCACCACCCAATTCGTCATTCGAAAACAGGGCGGGCTGGGGCGTGGCTGCCTCGGCAACCACGCGCATGGCGTCGTCAGTGAGGAGAGTGCGGCTCATGCTGCAGCGCGCAGGGCAGGGCGAATGGGGTGGGCGTCGAGGTACGCCTCGAGTTCGGACACACGGGCCCGCAGGTCACCTCCATCGATCCGGACGGAGCCGGGAAGGCTGGTGATGATGTCGCGCGCCTTGCGCTCCGAGAGGTCCCAGAGCCGGGCCAACTGGGAGCAGCTGACCAGCTCGAGCCTGGACACACCCGGGACATGTATCGAAAACCCTGCGGCGCTGAGGCAGCGCAGGGCCGCCGCAAGCTCGAGGGTGCTGGGGGTGTGGACGGACATGGTCAGAGGGATTGCCGCCAGGATCCGCGTTCCAGACGGCATTTACCTGTCTTCACCGCGTTGCGCGGCCCGAGGAGTCGATCAACTTCGACCTTTCCGGCGAAGACATGGGCTGAGCCCACAATGGGGAAATGGGTGCCCGCACCCTGCCAGATCAGGTGCGGGCGGTTTTGATCGAACACTTCATGGGCATGAAGACTTGCCTCCATGTTCGACATCGGGTGTTCACGCCGTGCTTCGCAGTCTCGGTGCTGGCTCAACTTGCGCCCGTCTCGCACGGTGGCCGAGCGCGACTTTCCTGCCTGATACTGACCCGATTTGTATGGTGGAAGACTTGGCGCGTGCACCGGGGGGTCCGCCTGAATACGGACAGGGGCTGTGGTGTTACTCCTCGGAACCGATCCCTCCGAAGACACGCATCTAAATTGGCCGCCACCCAGCCCCGCATTTGCAGTCTGCGGGACTATGAAGCATGGACGAATCAATCCGCAGGCAACACACGGCACACGCCGGGTCGCTACGGGGCTGGGTGACGATACGGAAATCATGACTCGAGCGGATGACGGTTTGGGCGATGGCGGCAGCCGCTGAGTTCTGCCAGATTCCGGAATAGCCGAAGGCTGATGCGCTCTTCCGGATCGACACCCAAATCAATCCACGCCGTTGGCACGCCCACCTGAATGCCCGTGATCCTCTCCCACTCGAGCATCGTGTGACGCTCCTCCTGGGCATCGCGACGATCCGCGCGCCACACGTAGATCACGGCGGCAGCGATGACAGCCAGACCGCCCACCAGGACGGCCCACGCGATGGGATGCATCGGGATCATCGGATCGAGCGGCTCAGGATCAGGCCGCGAATGAGGGGGGTTCCCGCTGGCGAACGGCTGGTCGTTACTGTTGCGACCAATGGGGGTGTGGCGGTGGGATGGCTCGCCGCTGAGACCGAGCTACCGACTCGGGCCAAGGAGGTGGCGGCAGAGGAGCCTGCATTTGCGGCCGAAGCACCAGCGGGAAAGGGAACGGGGTCGACCCACAACGGGTCACGATTCAGCCACCAGCGACGGCTGGCGGCCTTGGCGTAGGCCTCGGCGAGCATGATGCCGCCACCCAATGCGGCGCCGATCAGTGACATGCCGGAGATCGCCTGAATTATGAGCTGGGAAATAGTCATTGGATGAGTGCGATGAACGCTGCCTTGGCCGTGGCGTAGAAATCTTGGTCGAATTCGCCTTCGCTCCGGCGCGTGTGCGAGTCACCCGAATCCCAGGACTCGACCCGCCATTTGCCGAAAGCGAATCGCAGGCCCACCAGACGGCCGCCGGTCGAGGCAGCAATTGCCGACCAACTCGCGCCCGCGTAGTAGAGGGTCGGGCTCATTGTACCGCCTTCCTGACTTCGACCTCGCGCCACGCCTGGCAGGCAGCGCGCATGGTCTCGATGGCCTCACTGCGCTCCGCGCGCGGCAGGCCGGCGATGAAGTCGCGGCAATCGCGCACCAGTATCCAGAGCACGCCCGACGCCTTGGTCGACACGCGCCGGCGGGACATCCGGCAATTTCGCACCTCAGTCTGGATGCTCTCGACCAGCGCAATGGCCAGACGATCCACGAGTCCGATTGTCAGATTCGCTCTCATGCTGCCTCCTCGATCAACGGGATGGATCGGCCACGACCGACAGGCGCCCACCGATGCACGATCACGCGCTCATCCAGCGCACAGCGGATCGAATACCCATCCTGACCAGCCCAATCGCCATCGCGGTGGATGACGCGGCCGATGAAGGGGGTCTGCATGGATCCGCCATTGTCCTCGATGAGGATCGTGGCCTCGATCACCACGACGGTGTTCTCGGGAGCACTCATCCCACCACCTCAGCTTTCTCGGGGGTGGGGGTGGACTTGTACCGCTTCACGTCCTTCTCGATCAGCAGCGATACGTACGCGCTGAAAGATTGACGGCGTTCCTTGGCTCGGCGTCTCCCAGCTGCCAGAAGCGGACTCTCGAGAGAGATCGACGTGTTTTGAATCTCGCTTGGTGATTCGCGGTGGGACATACGTTACGCACCGTTAATAACCAATAGGAACCATTCGTGTCAATACCCCATTGACGGAAATGTGCACGGATGTTATCGGGTAATATCGTGAAGCGCGTTACAGTCACTTCGTTCTCGCTGGATCCCGACACCCTTGCTAAGGGCAAAGCGGCCGCGGTCCGTCGTGGATTCGAGTTCAGTTTCTCCGCATGGATCGCCCAATTGATCCGCGAAGAAATCCAGCGCACATCCTCATGCCACGAACGCACACCAACGTGTCCGTCTCCATCACTCCGGAACTGATGCAAGCCGCCAAAATACTGGCTGCGGAGAGGGGCTTCCGAAATTCCTTCAGCGCCTACGTGGCCAAACTCATCGCTGATGATGTTGCAGAAGCTGATTCACAGCGGGCCAGCGCTGCAGAGGCCGTCCCGCCGTACCGAATTACGCCAGCCACATCTCCAATTGCCGCGGCTGGGAAGGCGGCGGAGTTGGCAGCTCAGGATGTCGTGAAGCCTCGACGCTCAGGCGGCGGATCTCGGAAGCCATGAACTCCCACGCTTCAGCGATCTGCATGCGGTCCTCCCAGGTGCGTCCCGCTGTGGCACGCTGGATCCTCTCCACAAGTTGTGCGCGGTCCTCCTCGGTGAGCATGTCCCTCAATAGTACGCGGGATGGGACATCGCCGGTCCTACGGCCAAATTGGTACCCATTTCCGCCCCGAGTAGTCCAACAACTCTGTGGATCCAGTCCATCGATTGTGGCGGACGATCAAGCCGTTGCTGTTGGCCTGGTACTGGTATCGGACTGCCCACATTACAAGAAGCACGCTTCCCGCTATCAACAACCTGTTCCGCTTGACGCGAGGAGTCTGATTGGTGTTGGGGGATGACGGTATTGGATCCAATCCTAACGGCATAAAGGTATTCATCCATGAGCACGCCCGCAGGCAACCAAAATGCACCGACCTTCCAGTACCTCGGCCGCGAGTGGCAATTGTGCCGGCAGCATCGCGACCGCAAGCGCCCCGAGGCGGAGCAGGCCACCTGCGCCTGGTATCTGCGGTACGTCCGGCCCGACAATCGGAAAGAAGGATGGAAGAAGATCGGCGAGGCCCACGAGCGTCCGTCGGATCTCATCGCCCGCGCCAAGAGTTTCCTCAAGTTGCTCGACGAGAACCGCAACACCGTCGACCGCTTCCTCGATGCCGTCGCCGAGCGCAAGAGCCTGACCGTCGCTACGATCGTGGCCGAATACCGTGCCGCCGGCTGCCCCGACCGCTCCGGCCGCCCGCGCACCGGGGCCGCATTGGCCGACCAGATCAAGCACCTCGACGGGGCGTTGGAGTATTTCGGCCCACGATCCCCGCGCACGTTGGGCCCCGCCGACTGCCTCGAGTTCCGCACCTGGAAGCGTGGCCGCCTCACGTCGAAGGCCGACGGATCCGCCCACGCCGGGGCCCGCACCTGCGAGCTCGACGTGGCCGCCCTGAGCGGCTGCCTCAATTGGGCCGTGCTCGTCCGCCGCATCGAATCCAACCCCTTGGCCAGCCGTCCGGCCCTGCGCGACTCCGAGGAAATCGCACACCACCATCTCTACCAGCCCGACAACGACGAGGAACTGCATCAACTCGCCCGCTGGCTGTTCACCCAGCCCGAGCCCCACCTGCGCGTCGCCGGCGCCCAGGTGCTCGTTCACGCCATGACCGGACTCCGGGCCGGTGAAGGCGCCTGCCTCCAATGGCCAAGCGAAGGACGGGCCCACAACGCGCCCGGCATGCGGCAGTTGTGCCGACCCGACGGCATCGAGGTCGAATGGATGCACGTCCGCCGCGAGAAACGCGGGATCAACCCCGTGGTGCGCGTGCATCCGGCGCTGCGATCATTCCTCGAGGCGTGGCGCAGCTACTGCCTCACCGCCCATGCGGGATCCCCGTGGATGTTCCCGGGCGTGTCACCCACCAAGGCCGCCCCGATTGATTTCACCCGGAGCCTGAATCTGGCCGCCGAGGCTATTGGCAGTCCCTCCAATCGATTCCAGCAAACCCGACGCACCGCTCACGCCCTGCGCGGGTACTACGTCAGCGTCCGCCGCGACGCCGGGGTCCCCGACGCGCTGATTGCCGCCGAGCTGGGGCAGGGTGGGGGCGACACGTTGGTGCGGACCACCTACGGCGCACCCGATGCGTTTGCCAGCGGTCGCCTGGACTGGATGCCCCGCGAAGGCATCGAGCCCGCCTGGGCCGTCCTGCGATCCGAGACGGCCAACGTGGTGGCGTTTCAAGCCGCGATGCGAATGCCTACGGCCATGACTACGGACGCCAGCGTATGCAAAACGACCTCAAAGGACTGTTTGCAAAGTGCGTTTGGGTACGTCAAAACCGCTCACGCCGTTCTGCAAGCGTTTGCCCCGCAAACGGTTTCGGTGCAAGTATCGCAGTGATAGCAGTTTGGGCCGACGTGGTGGAATGGAAGTCACAGGGGACTTAAAAGCCCCCTAATTCTATATCAAGTGCAACACATTCAAGCACTTGCAAGAAATGTACTCAAAACCTACGGCAATGCCTACGGGTTCCGGTCTCGGCGGATGAGGTCGGCCTTGCTGGCTTTGCTGGGCATCCGCTGCAGCCGTTGCGCCTGCAAGCTCTGCCGGGATCGGATCATGTCGGGCAGGATCCGCTGCAGGTGTTCCTGGGCGTAGGGTTCGCGGAGGAGGACACGCTCGGACTTCGAGAGTTCCGTCTCGGCGATCTGCCGGCGCATGGCGCCGATGTCCCGTTGCTGATTGGCCTCCATCAAGCCATCGAGCAGGCCGGCCTCGGCCCATCGGGTGGCCAACTCTTGGACTGCCAGGCGAACCTGTGCGCGGTGCTGCTCGATCTCCTTTGAGGCGCGTTGATCCTCATCGAATCGGCCCCGATTGCTGATCCGCACCCACCGACCGATAGCATTGGCCACGCCCGGCGCGTTCAGGAAGTTCTCGAGGGGCGTGTTGGGGGGCGCGTCGAGCCTCACGTTCTGGAAACGATGCAGGATCGATCCACCCAGGGTGTTCCAAGTGTGCTTGCCCATCTCGGCAGCGGCGGGCCATCCGCCGGCGGCGAATGTGGTCTCATCGACGACGTGCCGGCCCGTGTGCATGTCCACCGGATTGCGCCCGGCCAGGTAATCGCCCCAGGCCATCGCCGTCTGAAAGAGCGGATTGAGGCCGGGAAGCTGACCGCCGAACATCTGGCCGAAAGCGTCGCCGCGGCCGGTCAGGCCCTTGAAGATCGACCCGTGCATGATCCGCATCGGATCCGGGAGGGGCAATCGGAAGTAGGCGACCTTGCTGTGCTCCTTGTCGACCCAACCGAGGGGGATCACGAAGTAGTTGGTCAGGTCGTAGTCCGGGATGCTGCGGTACTTCTCCCGGGTATCGTCGCCGAACGCGCCGGCATTGGCTGCCGCCATCAAGGCGGAGGGCAGGGCGACCATCGTGGCCGTCTTGCCCGCGAACTGCCAGGGCCGCTCCTTGGCACTCTTCACCCAGGCTCGCATTCCCTGCTTCCACGGGTTGTAGAAGAGCATGAAGAAGTCGATGGCCGGGTTGCTGGCACCCCGCTGCAGGAAGTCGGGCGATCCCGCCATCTCCCGGACCGTCTCCACCTTCTTCCATTCGGGCATCTGGGGGAACTTCTCGTCGAGGTACAGCATGCCCGAGGCCTTCTGGGCCCGTTCGAGCGTCTGGCCCACCGAAAGGTACTTGTGCCAGAGCTTCACGAGTGAATGGACGCCCGAGGCCTCGGCATCCCAGAGCTTGGGATCCAATCCGAAGCTGGCCAGCTTCACGTCGAATTCGTTCTCGGCTCCGCTCATCACCCCGCGGGGATCCTCGCGCGACACCACCATCCGCCGGCGCAGGAGGTCGTCGGCGATCTTGTTCTCGATCCGGCCATGCGCCGAGGCGCTGCCAGCCTCGAACGCCCGCGGCAGGTTCTTGGTCCACCCGACCATGGTCTGGGGCAGGGTGCCGGGCATCTTGGCCCACCAATCGACGGTATCGCGAACGAAGTTCCAAGGCCAAAACCCGTAGTTGAGCGCCGTGAACAGTCCTTTCTGCCAATTCAGGACCCCAATGATCGCTCCCTGCAGGCGGGACTGCATGGCGGGCGCGAAGTTGATGGCGTTGGCGATGTCCTTGCGCACCACGTAGGCCTCCACCTTGCCGTCGTTGAGCAGGACGATCGTGCCGACCCGGTCCGTATCCTCGATGCGGTGTTCCCAGCGCTGGCCAGTCCACTGGCGCTTGGCCGGCGTGATGTCCGCGGGCGCCTCGCGTTGCAGGGCGGCCACGATCTCACGCTTGGCGATGTTCCGATGCGCCGCAGAGATCAGGGAAAGGGCCTTCAGGACCGTGGCCGTGGCCGGGTTCTTGATCTCCCCAAGCATGCCCACCTGCCGATAGATGTGCGGGGTGATCGTGGGGCCAAACGAAAGCTCGATCTCGCGCTGGATCCCATTGTCGGCCAGTCCCCGGACCGCGGAGAACGTCGCATAGGCCACGTTCTCGTCGATCTTGGCCTGCAACTTCTCGTTCCAAAGCCGGGCCTGCTGCATGAGCGGGATCACCTGCTCTGCGTACACCTTGCGAAACTCCTGGGCGGCACCCTCGAGGGCGGCATACCGGGTGGGTCCGAGCTGGGCCCGCATCTCCTGCATGCGCTCGAGGCTGTTCTTCGAGGTCCACCCCAGCGGGTTGTACATCGAGTGGCGCTCCTGGGCGACGCGCTGGTGGAAGAGGTATTCCCCGAGCCAGTGCCAGTCGAGGTTCTCCCGCAGCAGCCGGCCGCCGATCCGCTCGTTCATGTGGGCGAGGAATCGCTCGTGCTCCACGGCCCGGTACGTGTAATTTCCCACGGCCTCCCGCACCTTGGCCTCGCTCGCGGTGCCCTTCACGGCGCGAAACACCGGTCCGAATCGACGGTCAAAGTGATAGAGGACGTTGTCGTAGAAGTCCCGGGCCTTGGTCGTGGCCCGCTCCTGCAGCTTCTTGACGCTCGCCTCGGCATCCTTGCGCCACGAATCCCGCAGCCGTCCCACACGATCCCGCATGACGGCGCCACTGGCGATCTGGTCCTGCACGCGATCGTACAGTTCCTTCACTGCCGGGCGGGCGTCCATCCAGCCATGGAATAAGGCGTAGGCGGTCGGGGCCTTGGCAGCCATGGCGGCCGGGTTGTTCATGAAGACGCTGAACGCTTCGGCGTACATCTCGGCGCCCGTGGAGAAATACGGCTCCATGGTGGGCGTGCCCCGCCACCAGGCGATCAGGGGTTCCAGTTCCGCCTTCACGCGGGCGAGCTGGGCCATGCGCCGACGCTTGATCTCGGCCTCAATGAGTTCGTTGAACTTCGCCTTGATCTCCTCGCGGGTTGGTTCCCGGCCGACCTTCTCACGCACCGTGCGTTCCACCTTGCGTGTGCCGACCTGTTCCTTGCCGCCGATACCCTCGAGGCGGGCGTCGACCGTTCCCTTCATGGCGGCGCGCAGGATGTCCCGCTTGGTGGCGGTATCCTGGCGGGCAAACCACTCATAAAGCTCTGGCATGCGCTCGCGGGCGTCCATCCCGAGCAACCCCTTCACGTCCTCGGGCGTCAGCTTGAGGCTGGCGAAGATGGGTTCCTCGACGATGATCGTGCGCACGATCTCCTCGATGGGCCCGAGGGCCTCGCGCACCAGCGCCTCGGCCTCGCGGTACAGCTTGGCACGGTCCGCGTCCGTGATCGGTCGATCCGGCGTTTTGGAATCCAGCGGCAGGCTATGGCGCAGGTAATCCTTCAGGGCAGCGATGTGTCCGAAGAGATTGCCCCGGCCGCGGATCATGTGATCCGGCAACCAATCCACGAGGTGCCCGATCTCGTGCCACATCACCTTCATGGCCACCTCGGGATTCCGGCGCTTGGCCTCCTCGAGCGCCTGGTCGAGCAGGTACTTGTAGCGCTCCCGGGCGATGCGCATCGTTTCCGATCGGGATCCACCGACCGCCTTCGCGTACTCGGCGGCCTCCTTGCGCAACCGGATCCTGTCCTCGGCGCGCAACAGCAGGGCCGTGTCGGCCCGCAGTTCGATGGACGCCTCGCCCGTGGCATCGTTGTGGGCGAAGACACCGAGAGCGTTCCGGATCTTGCGGATCTGCTCGACCACCTTGGGGTATTTGCCCCCGAGCAACTGGCGCGCGAACTCGACGGCCTCTGGCAACTCCACCGGGAACGCGGAGAATTCCGGGTTGGCCGTGGGATCGACCGGTCCGGTGCCGAGCGGGCCTCCGGGGTAGGCGCTAGCCTGGTAGCCTTCGGCCGACTTAGATCGGCGAATCTTGCCGGGCTTCGAAGTATCAAACTCCGTCTCGCGCGCCAGATCCGTGAGCGGCATCACGAATCCCCGCCACTTCGATCCCTTCACGGTCATCGCGAACGATTTGCTGTCCTCGAAGTTGGTCCGGCGCACGCGCAGCTGCTCGTCACCCATCTTGCGGGCAAACTCTGCAAACCGTTCCAGCTGTTCAGCCGGGAACGAGCCCAGATAGCGGTGCTGCGTCGGGGTTCCGTACGATGCAAAGTCTCCAGACTTGTCCGTCGTCTCCGCGTAGATCGATCCATCCTCGCTTGCGTACAACTGGACCTTGGCGATGGACTCCTTCCAATCCATGCGCTTGGCGATACGGGCGGCCCGAATGAGTTCCTCCGATGACACCTGAATCCAATCACCCTTCAGGGCATCAATGGATTGAGCCAACGCGCCGAACTTCTTGATCGGGAATGGGTGCTGTGCGCTGTCGCGCTTTGGAAACTGACCTTGGACCTCGATGGCGATGCGGCCGTCGCTGGCAATGGCCCGCTGGCCATCGGAGAACACCTCAGCCAGGTCCTCCTTACCCTTCAAACCCTCCTGCTCGGTGAAGTCATTCAGGTTCTTGAGGATGTCCTTTGCATCCAATCCGCCCGCGTTGAGCTTGGGGATCGTTGCGCCACGGGCCGTCGACTGGCCGGACGGTTGCACGGACGCAGTCTGCAGCGTCTTTGCCCGATCCCGAAGGGCCTGGAGCGTTGACTTGAGGTTGGCCAATCGGAACACCCCATCGCCAGGCACGGCGATGATGACGTTCAAAGGCTTTCCAGACTCGCGCAAGTCCACCTCATTCTCGGCCGCGTTGGGGATCGCCTCATCTATCCTCCGGAGCAATTCCTCTTTGATCTCACGCGCGCCGCGCTTGGTTCCCGTCTTTGCCATTTCCTCAGCGGCATCGGCCATCATCTGGCGCGCCTTCTCCATCTCGCGCGCCTCCAATTCGGCGGCCGCCTGGGCCTTGGCTTGTTCCTGTGCCCGAATCTCAGCCTCTTTGGCGGCCTTGCCTTCGATTGCCTTGCGCAGTCTCGCCGGCAATTCGGTCAGATCGGAGAATGACACCGGACTCTTGCCAGCGTCAGGACTTGCCGACCACCACCACGCGGGCACCTTCTCATCCAGAATCGCCTTCAGTTCGGGATCGAGTTGGCTTACGTCCTGCAGGCGGGATCCCGCATCGATCATTGCTTTGACCAGCTTCTCACGCCGTTGCTTCTGGAAATCCAGAGCCAGCTGGTATCCCGCTATATCTCGACCCTCCACCGCTGCGGAAGCGATCGCGCTGGCCGCGTTGCTGATCTCCGATGGGTGTGCATCCGGTGCTCGCCGCATGACTTCCTGCGCGGCGGCCGCGTTCAGGGCTGCAAGCAGCGGATCTGGGACTTGTCCCGTGACGCCCACGGAAACTGCCACGCGGGCACCAAGACGGCTCAACGGAGTGGCATTTGGATCCTCGGCGATCTGCATCATCCGATGCGTTTCGAGCACTTGCCGGGCTCCCGATGTCTGTTGATCAATGGTACGTATGGCCATCTCGAGCTGATTGGCCGAAGCCAACCAAGATCGGTAAGCACTTACGTCGACCGATTTTGCAGTGGTCTTGATTGCTCCCTTGTTGCGCCCAGTCTTAAGAAGGACTTTGTCTTCCAGTTGACGTATGTACGTGCGCGCCTCCTGCAGTTGGATTTCCAACTCTTTCTTGGTGGCATCCACGGCCGCCACTTTGTCTTTGTTGGCGCGCAGTTCGTTGGGATCTATTTCGAACCGAGTCCACGGCAGTTGATCCACTTCTTCGGGTCTGGTCGCGACCGGTTCTGAGGGTGCATCCGGGTTGAACCTAGGTTGTTCAACAGCGGATGGCTTCTCGCTTGTTGCGGTCGGATCAGGCTCGACTGCAGTCGGATTCCGTTTTGCCTTTGGTGTAGGTTCTGGCCTGGAACGCGCAGACACTTCTTCCAATCGCGCTTCCCTGGCGATGTTCATGGGCCAGAAGAGGTCCTTCGACGCCTTGGATATGAACGCCTGCCGTGTGGGTGACCAATTGAAATACTTGCGAATACGGTCACGCAGCGACGAATGCAGTCCGTCGTACTCTGCCTTGGGCATCACGATCACCATCTTGCCCGAAGCCTCCTTGTAGAACCCACGAGGCATTTCACTTCCCACCGGGGATGGCTCTACGGGTGGAGCTGGTTCAGGCGCCGGCCGTTCTGCCGGCTTCGATTCAGCCACCGCAGGCGTTTCGGCCTGCGGTGGCTGATCCTCCTGTGGTTTTGGTTCCGGCTTGGGTGCTGGCGTCTCAACGGCAGCCGCCGGTTCCGCGGGTGCGTTTAGCAGCCTTTCTTGCCGCCCTTCTTCCTGGCCACGGTTCTCACCTCCCTTCGGTATTGGTTCAAGCGCTGTTTGGGCTTGGGGTTCGCGTGCAGATTCATTGGCAGGGGTAGCTGCGGTGTCCGGCGGTAAAGTGCGCGATTCGGCGGTGTTCGGCGGTGTCGGCTCCGTGGTAAGGTCAACCGGCTCTCCGCGGGCCTGCGCTGCGGCCTGGGCCAGCCACGGTGCATCCTCGCGCGCCTGGTACACGCCGGCATCCTCGACGATTCCCTGCGCCTCGATGGGCGCCACCGATGCGGCCACCATTGAGCGCGCCGAAGGCAATTGCGATGGACGGGCATCCAACGTCTCGCGTTCCAGTTGGCGGGCCACCACGGCGGCCGGTGCATCTGGAATGGGTGCCGCTTCGATGGCATGCCGTCCGGCCCCGATGGCAAAGGCAGCGCTTCCGAGCGTTCCGGCTCCGGACTCGACGGCCCGTTGCAGATCACCTTGGCGCGCAGCCTCGATGGTTTGCCGGACGCCTTCCGGCACATGACTGGCCATGTCTCCGGCAAAGTACGCGCTCACCGCCGAATTCACGGCACCCGGCAGGCTCGCGCCCGACATCAAGAGCAGCGGCTGCTCCAGGCCCTCGACCATTCCGGCACCTGCATTGACGAGGCCGGCTCCAATCTTCCCGGCCGTTGTCTCCGCGGGGCCCATCCTGGGAATGGGGATGGACGGCCGCGGTGCCAGCAACCCACGCTGGGGCAGTCCCTCGATCCTCGCGGCGGCCTGTTCCGGGCTGTCCCCAAGGATGGGTGACAATACCTCGCGAATCTGCCGTCGCTGTTGCTGGGCGATCTCATCCTGCCGGGGAGCGCGCAACTCCGATCCGAATACCGGAGGATTCCGCATCGATGGCAGATCCTCGACCGCCACCACTTCCGATGGCGCATCGGGATCGAATCCAGCCTGGCCCTGGGCGACCAGTTCCGAGGGAGCGTTCGGGTCGAATGGCATGTCAATTGGCGGCGCCGATGTCGTTCCACTGGCTGCCGTCGAACTGGTACAGTCGACCTCCTTGCTTCCGCACCTCGCCGTTGCGATACTTCGCAGCCGGCTTGGCCGTGGCACTGTTGGTTGATGCGGCCGGCGTCGTAGTAGCAGCCGCTGGCTTTGATCCACCGATACCCAACTTCTGCAACAAGCCACCAATCACGGACGTTTCCGCCGGCGGCGCCGGTGGCGCGTTGCGTTCCTGGTCGGCCTTCCATTTGGCAAGTTGCTCCGGGGTGCCCGTAAATTTGGTTCCGCCGATGGAGGGATCCACCGTCACCTTGGGTTCCGGCAGCTTCACCACCTGGAAGCCTCCCTTGGGCATGCGCACGAGATGCACGCCGGGCACGGGATTCCCATCGGCATCGTGCAGCGGCATGGTTTCCGTGCTCATCTTGCCGGGATTGGTCCCCGACGGCAGGAACTGCCGGCCAAACTTGGCAAACCGGGCGCCCGTCACGGGATCCTCGGTGAATCCTTGCTCCGGGTTCTGGTTCTGCATCCGCTCGTTCATCAGATCGACCAGCGACTTGAACGACGGGCTGAGAACCGCCTCGGGATTACGCTGCAGGGCCCAGTCCATGCGACCGGCCGGGCCGGAGAATTGGTCGAGGGTTTCCGGGCGCAGCACCAGAGGCGGACCCGATCCCAGATCCCGGGCGAAGCCGGTGGCGGCGGCGCGCAGGCGTTCGGCGGCGGCTTCCTCCTTGGTCTGGCGCTGCTGGGTCTGGTTGAACTGGTCCTGGTTCAGCTTCAGGAAGGCATCCGCGCGCGTGTTGTCGGCCTGCAGGTTGTTCAGGCGGGCGGCGGATTCCTGCTGGGCACGCTGGTCCGCTGCCATCTGGCGCTTGGCGGCAATGCCTTGGGCGGCGGCGCGCAGATCGTTCAAGCCCATCGCCTTCACTGCGTCCTTCATCTCCGGCTGGTGGATGGGAATCAGCGTGCGATATGCAGACGCCTCCTGGCTATCCGTCTTCTTCTGCTGAATGTAGGCGTTTACGTTCTTGCCCGCCTGGGCGATGCCGGCGAAGAGGGGCGTGAAGTCGTATTGCTGTCCGGGTGCGTACGGCATGGGTCAACCTTTCTGGGTGCGTTGGAAGTCGGACCGGTGGACGACCACCTCGCGGCCGTCCTCGATGCGCTCGGCCTGCACGAAGTGCGGCACGAAGAACCGGCGCAGGTTCCGCAGGGACCATCGGCGGCCCTCGCGGTCCATGTAGCTCGGGGGCGGCGGGGCGCTTGTCTGGGGCAGGGTTTCAGCGGTGGCGTTCACTTCGGGTTTCCTTCGTCGTCGTGGTGCTCGTGGTAACAGTGTTCGCGGAGCATCCGGCTGTACTTCCGCATGTGGTCGTAGCCGCCGACGATAAGGGCCACGAGGCGCACCATGTCGGCGCCGCAACTGCGGATCACATCGGCCTCGCGCTTCTCCCAGGCGTGATCCGAGGTGGCCATGTCGATCGAATCCTCGTAGGTCGCCGTGATCAGTTGCACCAGCGGTTGGAGAGCCGACCGGTGCGCGATGTAGAACGGGCACGAGTACAGTTCATTGGCCCAGCGACCCACCTTGATTGCGTCGCGCGCTGGCGCGTCGCCATCCACCACGTCGTCGATGAGATGGCAGAGCCGATGCCAGCCCACGAGGAAGGCGATGGCGTCGGCATTGCCGAGACACACGTCGAAGACGAGTCGATCAAGCGAGTTCAAGGTCGATGGCGGCCGAAGTCTTGGGGTGCGAGCCGATCCAGCGCTCGAGGTTGGCGAAGAATCCAAAGGCGCCCGTGGTCACGGCGCCGTGCTCCACGGTGGGGCCCACGAGGAACGAGCGACCGATGTGGCGCCAGTTGAACTCGCGGTGCTCGGCGGAGCGCTGCCAGAGCATCCGGCCGCCGAGGAAGATCAGGCGGCTCTGGATGTGGGGATGCACATGGCTCGGGATGTACGTGCCCCGGGGGCAGAACCAGAATTCCACCTGCCAATTGCCGGGCAGGGGGATCGTCAGGCCGTGACACCCGAAGATGTGGCGCAGCGTGGCCTTCACAGCGACTTCAGGCCTCCCTTCTTCATGAAGTCACCCACGCCCATCTGCTCGGCCACGCCCTGCTTCGCGTCATTCTTCCAAGCCTGCATCATGCCCGAGGGTTTCACCTGGGCCTGGAGCGAGGAGCGCATCTGGTCGATGGCGGCGGCCGGGGCCACCTGGTCGAGCGATGGCACGTTCTCGAATCCGGCATCCTGCAGGCGCTGGAGGATCGCCGCGATGTGGTCGGGCGACGCCTGCGGGATGGCAGAGCGGGGGATCAGCGAGGAGTTGCCGTAGGCCATAGGTCAAATGGGCCAATTCGATCGTGATTCTTTGCCCCAAATATCCAACCCGATCGCGACGCACAGCCAGATGATGCGTGCAACTCGCGGATTGAATGCGTCGGGTCGTTGGGTGTGAATTCTTGGGAGCCAAAACCACCACACGAAATTGAATCGACTGCGGTAGCCATCCATTGGTGGCTCATAGCCACGCGATGCGATGAACGCATGCGGTCGAAACATGAAGTTTCCGCAGGTCATACGTCAAAGCGCGCTGAGGCCGGCCCCGATGATCCCGGCCGTGGCGTTGCCGCTGGCGATCTCGGCGGCGGCGTTGCCGTTGTAGTTCGTGTTGAAGAGGTCGCTGGCGTAGGAGTTGAACGGGTTGAAGTCCGGCGCGCCCGCGGCGCCCACGTTCTGGCTGCCCATCCCGAGCAATCCCTGCGCACCCGCGGCGGCCTGGCTGGGGCGTCCGAGTACCGCGAGGGCCGGATCGGCGCCTGTGCCGGCGTTGAGCCCGGCGACCGACTGCGCGAATTGCTGACGTTGCTGGCGCAGTTGGTTCCCCCGTTCGCCCAGCGTGAAGGCCTCCGTCACGGCATCCGGCAGGCCGAATCCGAACCCACTGGCGGCGGCCCGGCTTCGGACCGATTGCGAGATCGTGTTGGCCAGCGACGGATCGAGGCCGGCACCGGCGTCGAGGCCCTGGGTGGCGGCGGTGTTCAGTCGGCCGATGAGCGCCTCCTGCCGCGGATCGGCGGCCCGGATGGCGGCGACGGCATCGGGCCCCAGATCGCGCAGCGCAGCCACGTCGGCGGCGCGCTGGTTGCGCTGGGTGGCATCCGAGATGGCCTGGAATCGGGGCGCGACCTCCTCGAGCGTCGACACCAAACCGGGCTGGGTGCCGTTGCCGAGGAGCGCATTGCGCACGTTCGACACCTGCAGGCCGGTGTAGAGCGGGTCATACTGCGCCTTCGAAGCGTACACTTCGGGCGCCAGTTCCACCTGGCTCTTCAGCGAATCGGCGCCTTCCTGGGCGAGGTTACGGGGTGCGGGAGCGTTGATGTCCATGGTGGCGAGAGTTGCAGGAGCGGCGGGCGACGACGGCGTGGCGGCTGGCCTGGAAGAGGCGCATGAAGGAATTGGGGTGGAGCTCCACCCGGCGTCCGTGGCGATTGCCGATGAGATTCAGCGTGGGCCAATCCGGCGCACGTTGGGCCAGTTGCATGAAGAGCGCGCAGACGGCGAGCGGGTCCGTGGCGTGAAACTGGGCGAAGTACAGGCAGTCGCCGGCGTCATCCCACTCGTGCCAGGGATCCTCGATGCCGGGTTCGAATCCCCGCCAGGCGATGCCCACGCCGAGCACCTGCGTGTTGTCGATGGCCACGGCCACGGCGCGCTGGCTCCGGTGGAAACCGATGTACTGCAGGAGCGTCTCCCGATTCCACTGGGGGAACACGTCGGGACGATGCGCGCAGAGGAAGTCGGCGACGGCCTCGAGGGCCACTGGCCCCTTGCGGGCGGCCGGCACGTCGGGGTTGTCGACCAGATGAATGGAGCGGATGCGGCTCATTGGATGGTCACTTGATGGCGTAGCACTTGATCCGCCAGTTGGCCTCGGTGATCGCGGCATCCACGCCGGTGCCCTTGTTTGGCAGGTAGATCGAGGCCATGGTGCTCGACCGGATCAGTCCGCACTTGGTCGAGGTCTTGTAGGTGACGAAGCGCCGGCCGTTGTCGGCGGCGTCCGAGTAGGCGGCATCCAGATTCACCTCGTCGCCGGCGGTGTACCCGGTGTCGCCCGTGTTGCACACCAGCACCCACTGCACCACGCGGGGCACGGCGCCGAGGCTGTGCGTTTCCTCGGTGATCGAGGAAGCGGCCGGCACTGCGGCGGCGGAAGAGGTGAAGGTGGTGAAGGCTGTTCCCGCCGTGACCGATGTCACCCGGCCCTTGGCGTCGATCGTGACGCTCGATGGCGCCGCATAGGCCCCGGCCGTCGCCACGTCGGGCAGCGTGGCCGAGCCCGAGCCCGGGGCCAGCATGGCGAAGTTGGTCCCATCGTACACCACGGCGACCACGCGGCCGGATCCGAGGTCGCCCGAGGCGGGATCCGTGCCGTCCGGCTTCTTTATCGACGCTGCGCCGAGGCCGTTGACGTTCAGCGTGCAGGCGCCCGTGTTGGCGAAGTTGGTCTTGAAGCTGATCACCCGGCCCGTGAGGTCGGCATTGGACGCGGCGACCCAGCCGGACAGGGTGAGCACGTAGGCATTGGCGGATCCCGTGGTGGTGCCATAGACCGCCCGGGGAGCACTGGGCTCCGTGATCAACTGCCAGTTCGTTCCGTCGTACTGGACCTCGAAACACTGGCCCGAGACGATGTCGCCGGCCTCGAGCGCCTGGTCCTTCCACTTCTTGATCGCGACCGCCCCGAGGCTGTTGACGTTCAGAGTGGCGGCGCCCGTGTTGCTGAAGCTGGCTTTGAGCTTCACCCACGCGCCCGTCGTGAGGGCCGATAGGGCAGGGCTGAGTGCGGCCGTGTAGGCATTGGCCGATCCACCGGTGGCGATGTAGGAGATGGCGCCCGGTGAGATCTTGGCAGCCGTCACGGAGCCGGCAGAGATGTCCGCCGCTTCCACGCCACCGGAAATGCTCACGGTCGGCAATGCCGCCGCGTTCAGGTCATCGGTAGTAAGCGGTACGCCGGCTGTAAACGTGTGCCCTCGAGCGACTGAGACTGTCATGCGCTGACTGGTTCAGCGCGGGCCATTGCGGCCTGAAGTGCAGATTCCGTGGAAACGATGCCACGGCCGCGGCAGAGTGCAACACCGAAGTCACTCACACCTGCGCCGAATGCCGCGGGGATCCCCGCAGGGCGTCGACCTTGATCCCCAGCAGGCAGGTCCGGCCCTGGGTGCCGGTGATCTCGATCTGCACGTAGCGCCCCGTCTCCCGGAGCGTCCACGAGCGTTGCAACTCCTGGTGCAGGTCGGGCGACAAGCCGTTGTCCCCGGGATCAATCCCACCCTCGGGAATGATGATCGCGTAGTCCTCCCGGTACGGCGTGTGGAAATCGTCGTCGGCATTGGTCGGGTCCCAGTCCGCGGCATTGTGCGGGCGCCGATAGGCCACCCGCGAGAAGGGCGTGATCGTGGTCAGGTCGCGCGACTCGCGCACACCGTCCGTGTTGGCCGTCAGGGTGAACTGCGGCCACCACGTCGAGAGCGTCAATTCCACGTTCACAAAGCGCTTCCGGCCCGACACGTTCCCGCCATACCCCCGGGTGCGCAGCAGCGTCTGCACACTGGTATTCACCACGAGGCCCGAGTTGTCGCTGGTCTGGTCGAAATAGCCGTCCTCGTAGAGCCCGATGAATCCCGAGGTGCTCACGCACAGCAGGCGCACCACGCCGGCGATCTCCATGCGCACCCATGCCTTGATCGAGATGGCGTCGCCCTGGTCGTACCCGGCCCACGCCTGCGTCTGGGTGTCATAGACCAGCACCGTGTTGTTGACCGTGGAATTGTCCAGCGGCACGGCGAAGTACACCCGGTTGTTGTAGTAGGCCGCCACGGCGTTGTGGGCGTACTCCCAATTGATCCGCTCGATCAACGGGCTGATGGCGAGACTGGCGGCCAGGTCGACGCCTTGGAGCTTGTTCTGCTCCGTCTGGCGAACGCTCACGATGCCCCGCTTGTGCGCGAGGAACCACACGTCGGCGCCCACGCTCACGAAGGAACCCGGGGCCCGGCACCCGTATTCCTTGGTCATCGGCTCCAGCCGGGCGTTGGTGCTCAATTCCTCGTTGGTCCCGTACACGTTCGACACCACATAGACCGAATCCGACTTGGCGCAGATCAGCGTCGTATCGTTGAACGGGTAGAGTGCCACGAGCCGGTCCGAGCTGCCCTGGTTGATCTTGAAGCTGTTGTAGGCCAGCGACCCCTCGAGCACATCGAACACCGTTCCGAAATCGCTCACGAACACCGTGTCGACGTGCAGGGCATCCGTGCGCCCATCGATCACGAACAGGCGATTGCTCACGTACACCGCCCACGAGGCGGCCGGGATTGCCACGTTGGCCGGATCGTTGGTGGCCTCGGGCAATGTCTGAAATCCCGTGGCCAGGTCGTTCATGTAGAGCGGATCGAGGTCCGCCCCGCGGAGCATCACCATGCCGTTGTAGGTCTGGATCAGCTGCACCTGCTCCGGGATGGTCTCCCCGGCGGGCAATGGCACGCTGGCGCTCATGGTGCCAGGCCGGGCCCGGTACACGCCGGCCGTGGTGGCAATGATCAGCGAGGCCTCGCCGCTGATGGGATCGGCAAACACGCCGGCCCCAGCCACGTTGCCCTCCGGGAAAGTCCCGTAGGGGTAGATCAGGCCCGGATCGTCATCGAGGAACGGCTGCGCCCACGAGAGCAGGCGGATGCCCAGGCGTGGCTCCGGGATGCCGCGGTTGAAACGCATGTTCATCGCCTCGGCCACAAAGCCATCAGGCAACGATCCCGGATCCTGTCGCATGTCGACGCCCCGGAACGAGCCGTCGCCGAGGGAGGATTCCTGGTCGTCGTTCGGGTAGTAGGAGCGGAAGCGGTTCACGGTCGGAGGGTGATGGCTGCGGACGTGTCGGCGGGCGCCGGAGACGTGGCAATGGGCGGCACCCCATTCACGCCCTTCAGGGCCGTCACGGCGCCATGGGCGGCGGCCTCGGCGATGGCGGCTCCGTCGCTCTTCCACCCCTTCAGGATCACGATCGTGTTCGTGCCCGTGGCCGTGATGGTCTGTTGCACGGTCAGCTCGGAGAACTGCTTGTTGAACAGGCCATTCCGGTACTTGCCGATGACGGGCGAATCGATGCTGGTGCAGCCGGTGCAGGCGAGGAAGCAGCACATGGCCGCGAATATGTACAAGAACACAGCGAACGGATGGAATCGATAGCGGGGAATGGGCATGGCGGCGGAAGGGTCAGGGGGTGATGTCGGTGGACTTGCGGGCCTCAATCGACTTGCGCTTGTCGATGGCCGACCACACGACGGCGCCGATGGTAAAGGCCAGCGAGGCGGTCTCGGTGTACCACTGCTCGCTCTTGATGGCGCCGGCGATGCCGAGCGCGCCGATGATGTGGCGGGCCAATCCGGCCAGCACGGGGATCCAAAGTTCGCGGTTCATGGAGGTTGGGTGGTCAGTCTGCAGGGGGTGGGGCCGTGTACACGGTCACGGCATTGGGCGGCTTCTGTCCTGATAGGTACGGGTACCGCGGCGGCGGCGGATGGGATCCGGGCTTGCCGGCCACGTAGGCAAGGAATAACTCGTGGTCGTACCCGGCGATGGTCACGTTGCCCGTGCTGCCCGGGAACGTCTTGGACGCCAGATAGCGCCATTCCATCCAGCGATTGGTTGCCACCATGTTCTTGGCAGCCTGGCATTCGATGGGGTTGGAGCACGGGAGGCGCACCGGTTCATCCGGTGGAACGACTCCGCCTGGGGGAATTGTGGTAGCCATTATGGGTCGCGTTCAATGTATTGATCACCGGCCACGGGAGATTCCTGGTCGATCCGGCCCACGACCTTCTTGGCCTCCAGTTCCTGGAGCTTGCGCTTGATCCATTCGAGGTCCGTCTGCAGCCGGATGATCTTCTCGCCCTTGGTGATGTTGTCGTTGCGCAGCGACTCCATTTCGATGCGCATGGCATCGAGCTTCTGGTTGCCGGCCTTGATTTCGTCCATGGCCGACTTGTGGGCCTGCCATGCCATGCCACAGACGAAGGCGGCGACGATGGCCTTGACGATCCATTCCAGAACGGGGTTGAGCATCTTGATTGGATTGTTGCCGTCGTTTCGTCCCATGGCGGTTCCTTCCGGTTTGTAGATCTCGATGGCGGCGGGGGTGATCATATGCGCTGCGTGACTATGGATCGCCTGTTGGTCCGTCGAGGTACAGGTAGGTCGACACGTAGCAGGCAGTTGAGTGCACAGATGAGGCGGTACCACCCTGCCAGAACTTTGCAGAATCATTCCAGTTATCAGTCCCACCTGTAACAGCAGAAACGACACGGACACAGTCTAGTGTTATGTCCACGGTTTCACTGTTCACGAACAGGTCGAGCTGATCACCTGTTAGTGTAAGAACAGTATATGTTGTATTAAGCAATTGGTTCGCCTGAGTGAGCCCAGACGCACCAAATCCGTCCTGGAAAGTGTCAAATGCTCCGAATAGCTGATTCGCTCTAACATTGCTCGTCTCAAGCGTCACGATTGCACCTGCCTCCGTCGTGTACGTGACTGTGTTCGTATCCGTGAGCGTGTAGGTCCTGGATACTGCTTCCAGATTCTCAACTCGGAACCTACCAGACCACGCTATTTGATGGTCAATTGTAACCGAAATTATCTCTCCACCAGAAGGCCTATTCCATGTCTTAACCACAGTCCAGGGCGACGTGTTGTTGACTGGAGAGACCACGTTTGATGACTGCGAGCTGCCAAGGTTCTGTCCGTTCTTTGCGAGCGCTCTCGTGAACACCGAGAACGCATCAGTGGTTGCTGGAAGCACGTACACAATCCAAAGCATGTACCCACTGCCATTCGTCATTCCACCCGAGAACTGGTCGTAGGGCCTCTCCAGTGTTACGTCGGTGTCGTCTGCGTACCTCAGCCTGTTCGCCGTCCTCCCAACGGTCACTTCAGGAGCGGTAAAGTACGGCGTGAAGGGGTTGATTTGGGTGTCGAGAACACTGAACGGTACTGCAAGCACCCGGTACTTCGGGGTGCTTGTCGCAGGGAACTGGATCTCGACGTTTCGGGCATGGTAGTGGAGAGACGTACGCGGGCCAGTGGCCGCATCACCGTTAAGAAGCGCGAGCACGTCTTCTCGCGTGAATGCTGTCGGGAGAGTCTCACACTCGCCCGCGTAGATGCGGAACTTGCAAGTAGTGTCCGTCTCGAAATCAGCCCCATCAATCGCCTGATACCAGACATTGTCGTAGGAAGGAGGATCAGGACCAACATAGTAGTCTCCGTACCCCTTGTAGTGTACGTGAACTGCTCCCAATGTGACAGGGTTCGTGACGCCAGTCAGGGCCTTCCCCATCGCCAACTCCCAGACAGTAAACATGAGACCGGTGGCCTCGTGGCTAACTTGCGTGGGCACCTCGTTGTCGGCCTCCGCAATGGCGTAGATCGCATCTGGATCACCAAATGGGATTCGGAACGTCCAATCCTCACCCCACACGAGTTCGGGGAACCTATTCGATGGTAGCATCCCCACGATCCTCATGGCTGGTCAGGTGATGCGCAGCACCCACGCGAAGTCCGCGGGCGACGAGACGGCGGTCACCTGCATGGTGATCGTCTGTCCGATCTCGATGGCGTTGTTGGCCGTGGCCGGCGTGGTGGATTCCGTCGAGGTAATGGCGATGCCAGAGAGTCCCGTCACGGTCACCCCATCCACCTTGATCGTGCACGTCAGGGTGCCCGAGGCCGTCTTGCCGATGAAGCTGGCGATCGTGCCCGCCTTGGTCACGTACTGCCACATCGTGTAGGTCTTCACCTCGGGCGCCTCGTAGAGCATGCCCAGGCTCTTGTCGTCGAAGATCGTGCCCGTGGTCGGCACGCTGCTCTCCTCCGCGTCCGGCTCATAGCTGGCCGTGGCGTCGTAGGCGTCGCCCGTCAGGCGATGCACCCGGCGCCGGTACTGCACCCACACCTGGTTGGGCGTGGGTTGGTCCATCACCAGGATTCCCTCGGTCGTCCGCTCCCAGGTGAACGGCGTGGCCCCCAGGTACACCCGGGGATCGTGCTGCGTCACCTGGATCACGTCCCCGATGGGCATGAGGTCCGTCTGCACGTACGGGATGTAGGGTTCGAACGGGACCAACTCACCCCAGTACGTGGTATTGGTGGGCGCGTTGCCCGTGCTCGAGGCGAAGCACTGGTAGTGCCGGCCGGTCACCGGGTAGAACACCTGGTCGCCGCTGGCGTAGGCCGTGGCGGCATCGTAGTCGTCGGCGTCGTAGGACCGTTCGGAGGCTGCCCAATAGTCCGTCTCGGTCTCCCATTCGCCATCTACCTCGGTGGCTGGATCGTTGCCTGTGGAGGCGCGCAGGGCCACGTAGTAGGCATCCGAGGCGATGTGGTACACCTCGTCCCCGGCCACGTAAGCCGTGGCGGAATCGTAGGCATCGCGGTACCGGCGCTGCTCCGTGATCTTGAGGTCGGGCCACCAATCGTACCGCCAGATCTCTTCGAGCGCCTGCGACACGGCATCCCGGATGGATTCGAACTCGACCTGGTCGAGGTTGTCGGGATCCAGCTGCGTCTTCCGGGCGATGGCCCGCTGCAGGATGTCGTAGGAAACAACGCGCATGGGTGTGGGTCAGCGGGAATGCACGGTGGACCGGGCGGCGTGGCCGGATCCGCTCTGGGGGATCTCGCGCAGCACCGTGTCGGCGAGGATGTCGGCGGCCGTCAGGCGTTCCCCGCGGCGCTTGTCGTTCTGGCCGAGGTCGGGCAGGAGCTTCTCAAGGCTGCTCTGCACAAGGAACCGCTCAAAGATGGCTGGGATGTCGAGCCGTTGCCACTTCTCCGGGGCGCTCGTCGGGCTCTCACCGGGAGCCGCATCCGCGATGCATTCCCAGAATTCCCCTTCGAAGTAGACTTGCGATGCAGCCATGAAGTCGGTGGCGGGTGGCGTCGGCCGGGCCGGTCACTTCGCGGCCTTCAAGGCCTGCACGAGGTTCGACACGCTGACGCCAGAGTTGATCTGGTCAATGACGGCGGCTCGGATGTCCTTCATCGCGTCCTCGGTCGCAGCCTTCACGGCGGCGTCCGCGGCAACGGCCTGCTCGATGTACGACTGGTGCGCCCGCGTCAGCGTGGAGACCAAAATTGACTTGTAGCTGGCGCGAATGTCCGCGGCGGTCGCCACCGGGAGCACGTTTGTGTTTCCAGCGGCCACCCTGGCCGCGTTCTCGTTGCCAATCACCAGCAGCATGGCCCGCCGGTCGGATGGGCTGGCGGTTCCGCCAAGGGTGACATCGAACGAGAATCCGCTTGGCTCGATGGCGGCGAATGTGGCGCAGGCCACGAGGGCCGCGGCTGTGATGAGGAAACGTTTCATGGTAGAGTTACTTTGCGACCCAGCCCGTGTTTCCAGTGCCGGATTCCTTGACGTAGAACGAGGTCCCAGCCCCACCGTCGGTGCGGTGGTAGACGGCGCCGACGGGGGCCGTCACCGCGCCTTCTGGAGTTCCTGAACCAAATCGGTCATAGAGAGACTGTGTGGCGGCAAATGCGGAGTCGTCAGCGAGCTTCGCCTCAACAGTGGCACCATTACGCTTGATGGCCGGGAAGCTGGGGGATGTGCCTCCGAGTTGGATACGGTTTAAGTCGGTAACCGCGCCATTTGAAATCTTAAGCACACCATCCGACGAGGCCGTAAGTCTGATAAGCGCCGAGCTAGCACCTGTTCCAACTGCTATATTGTTTAATACAGCTCCAGCGGCTGTGTAAATCAACCTGGGCCTTGTTGCTGAACTAGCTCCGATGTCGTAGGTGTTATCTGCTCCGGCCAGAAAGTGGCCGCTGGTAGTGAAGTTCCACGCCGCGGTGGTTGCACCTGATAACGGTCCGATGGAGATTGTAGCACCTTCCAGACGTAGCTGCCGCTTCGTTCCTGTTCCGTTTGCGAACGCGCCGACAGACAGCTCGTTTGCCGCAGTCTGCCAGTCCATGCCGGCCCACTCCCCATTGCTGGAGTCGGTGTAGGTGTTATACACCCGGAAGGCTTGTGCCGACGTGGAATTGCGGAGGTCGAGTTGATTGGCGGCGCCGCGGTTTAGAATTGCGTCGCTCCACCCAATGGTAGCGTTCGTCGATGATGCCGTTAGACCAGTTCCCGTCAACGTGCCAGCAGCGACACCATTGCCCGACTTGTCCACGTAGAACAAGCTGGTGCTGGCCGACGCCCCGCCGTTGAGCTGGAAGGCCCGGCTGGCAGCAGCGCTGGCCGTGTCCGTGATCGAGAGGCGTAACCCGTAATACGTAGTCCCGGCGCCATTCCACGTATCCGTCAGGGAATCGAGAGTGGTCGTTGCGCTGTGCACCGGCACCGACCACGCGGCGACCAGGGCGATCCAGAGCAGTCGGACAAAAGAGGAAGCGGATTTCATGCGGTCAGGTAGGCAGGTCAGCGGGGCGTCATCTTCACGGCGTTGCCGAAGCGGTCGGTGATGATT